CTGTGACATCCAATGTTGCGGTATGTTTTTAATACCGCTAGCTTATGACCTTAATAAAGGTTTTGGGCTAAGGACCAATCTAGGTCCTGCTTTGTGGTGTTGTTAAGACCGGCATTCCAATCGCTGGTGGAACGCCAAACCACGCCTACTGGTGACTGATCGTCAGACCGAACTGATAAGTTATACAGATTCGGCCTGACTTTAGAATCACCTCTTCGAAGATCTCGCTCCGTCAGGAGACCACTCGAAAGATTCGTAGACGACACCTCCCCTTTCAACATGCTAAGGAGAATACCAGGGCCCCAAATGGCAAGCTGATAACCCTCAAATGTAACGAGTTTCGGCCTATCCTCAAAGCACTTATAAGGATGTAGTGTGATTTGGTAGCTCGCTTCCAAATCCTTTATGGCCGATGACTTCGGGTATCGCGGAGCCCGAACAACGGGAACACGTAAACCTGCGATATCGGATTCGTTATAGGGCACCAGTAATTTCTCTGGAATAGAAGCCCATAACGCCCTACACAAGGTTCTCAGTGGCACACGAGTATGCCCTGACCACGAAATCAAACGATTAAGGAGAGATAATCTATCCTGTGGTGTTTTAATGCTTTTAGCATAGACTCCGCGGACATTAATACCGCGATAGAAGTCTCCACCACAAGATTCTCGAAAGTCCCCAGTAAAATGGGACTTGCTGTCATTAACCTGGCCTCCCATACAAATCTCGATTAAATACTTGAGATCTGGGTAGCATTTAACCGGTACGATAATATCGTCACCGAATACCGCCCAAGAGGGTAGGGTCACATTCTCAAGAACTTCTAAGAATGCGGCTGCTTGAACTGAGAAATTAGGCATGACAACCGGAACCTTTCGGTTAAAGATGTCATACCGCTCAGGAGCAGAAGTAAAAGTATCCACGAAGTCCGGGATACTCTTAGACCAAGTGTCACGAGGCTGTCTATGCATAGTAAAATCATGCATGTTCAGGACAGTCTCTACAGCAGCAGTAAACAGCATCGTTTGAAGGATGAAGGTAAACCCGCATCCCATCGTGCTGCACATCTCCAGATCCAATACAGTCCCGTAGGGCATCAGCGTTGCTGGCACCCTTGCGAGTTCGATCAAATCTAACAGGAGATGATCTCCACAGCAGAACTTAATCAATTCCCAAGGTATGCGATTGCTCGCTTCCTTAAGATCGACTGTGGCCAGGGATCCGTCCAAGGACGCCCGCCTGGCTAGTTCCGCATTGATCATAGGTTGGCAGCTAAGGTTAACGCCGTGGCTCGCCCGCAAATAATGCGAGCAAATTTCTGCGATTCCCTTTTGCGCCCACATATTGATCGCGGGTTGAACTTCAATACTGCGATCGATTTGGTGTGTCTTAGGAACGGAGTCAAACCTACCATATGGTGCCACAAGGTATCCATATGAAGCTTCGCGGAGGTTTTCCACGTCACTTCTCATGGAAGTATCTCCAAGTGACTGCCTGTAATGCTCTATGAGCTCCTCAGAAGTCGAGGTTAAAGGACTCTGGCAGTACTTCTGAAACCAAGAGCCCCCTGACGCTTCCATTGCCGCTCCAGGACCGATGTCACCAAGCAAGAATACATTGTGCCAGGACCACGGGTCTGACCCGTCAAATCCAGGCAAACTTGCTAAAGACTCCGGAACAGGGCGGCTAACGATCGATTGAAAATTCGATCGTAGGTCGTTAAGGAAAGTAGTTCGTTTTGCCGCCTCTATACCTTTGTAGTCGGGATTTTCTCCGATTTTACCAAGGTTAATAACTAGAGGGGGACGGATACTTTCCGGCGGTTCCCAGAGACCACAAATGTGGTTAGATTCTAGGAACGCTAGCTGACAACTCGCTTTAGCTGAATCGAGCGGGTCGTCTTTACATTTCTTGAATAAAGTATCAAGAATGGCTAACGACGCAACTTCTCTAAACGAGGCTCCGGCACTATAGGCCAGCTTTGATCCACCATGGGTGGGGGCTGAGCCGATGTCGAAACCTGCCAAAGAGGAGTCGAGAAGGTCAATAATAAGGCAATTATGGAGGTAATCAACTGTAGGCTGATTAGCCATACGAGTATCCTCAAAAGGTTAATGCCGTTTGAAAAGAACTGTTCGAACGCCGCATAAATCACTACAGGGATCCCGTAGTAACGAGCTCGCCCACGTTAGAAGCCTGCTGGTTAAGCATGCCTACGTGAGCAGAGACTGCAGCCTTGACTGACAGAGGATCATAAGAATCCGCACCAGCTGGTACGGCGATCTCTGTCGTGATAATCATGGTCTGCGGTGCCGTTGAGGCAGCTACAAGCACACCCTTACGGGTGATAGCTTTGTAGATGTTCTTTGGAACACTTTTGACCTGAGAGCCGACCACATTCCCAATCCAACTAATCATCTTGAAAACTTTTGGTCTCCAAAACGTTAGGGTGAAAGGACTGGAAATCGCGTGGGGAAGTACACCAGTTTGGGTACCTCCTAGCGTAGTGACGATCCATTGCTTAGCATTATTGTCCGGATTGGTATCCGAGACATTAGTGTAAGTAGGAGAAGTCAGGCCAGAAATGGTTGCGCCAGTAACTGGCGTAGTGACAGAAATTGTCATGGTTGGTAACGCTCAAGGTTGGACTAAGGCCGGATAGGCCGTGGTTGTAGCCGAGTGATTTTTGAAGTCAGCAAGGCTAGCATGTTGATCCACTTCACACCCAAAGGAGGGTAGCGAACTACAAGACCAGCATCAGCAATCGACAAAGTCGACCTGTTTAACATGTAAGCGGTTTGAGAACCGCTCCATGAACCTCCGGAACAGCTTTCGACTTTGAAAGATCCAGAACCAGGCCCGGGCACACCCCAATTGGCGGTATACTCTTGCTTAGTTGTGGTTTTCACAGTCTTAACAACGTATACCCAATCCACGCTATGATACATTATAGCATTAACGGTTTGAGATACGTTGAGAAAGTAGTCCACAAGAAATGACCAAGGTGTCATTTCAATGATTGTAGGAACGAACTCACGTATAGTGAGCCCGAAATCCACCGAAGCTTGCCCAAGGCCATTCTTGACCCCAGGAGCGATACACTTTAGACCACCTTTAAAC